CAGGTGTGACAGCAGGTAGTGGGATGTCAGGTGGGGGTACTAGCGGTACAGTTACACTGACTAACTCATCTCCTAATGTTGTTCAGACTACGGTGTCTGGAAACGCAGGTACAGTAACTAATGGGGTTTACACTACAGGTACTCAAACTATAGGTGGTGTTAAGACTTTCTCTAGTAATGCCGTTTTCGGTGGTTCTGTCACAACGACAGCAGGAGGTACTTCAGGTGCAGCAGCAGTGGCTAACTTTGATGATGTTAGGATTGACAGTGACGCTCATTGTGGCCTTCAATTCTCAGGTGGTTCATCGGGTGAAATGCAAATAAGTTTTGGTGATGCTGGTGACCCCAATGCAGGGCGTATAAACTACCAAAACTCTAGTAATGAGATGCACTTTTTCACGAACGGTAGCCTCGCTTTTGACATAGACAGCTCACAAGATGCCACCTTTGCAGGTACAATATCAGGGAACGGTTCAGGCATCACTACCCTCAACGGTTCTAATATATCTTCTGGTACAGTAGCTGCTGCGAGAGTAGCTACACTGAACCAAAACACTACAGGTTCTTCTGGCTCTTGTACGGGTAACGCTGCTACAGTTACTAATGGAGTATATACTACTGGAACTCAGACTATTGGGGGTACAAAAACATTCTCTAGTAATGTCACTGTTAGCGGCACACTTAGTGTTCGCACAGCTATTGACCTAGCGGATAATGATATTTTGAGGTTTGGTTCTGGCGATGATGTAGAGTTTTTCTGTAACGGTTCACATATGTATACTGACTTGAATAGTGGTATTGGCAATTGGTACATCCGTGATGGAAGTAGTACACGATTTACGTTTAATGATAACGGATCATTTACAGCCACATCAAATATCACAGCGTATTCTGACCGAAAACTAAAAGCTAATCTTGAAGTTATACCAAATGCGTTAGATAAAATATCGGCACTTACAGGTTACACGTATGACCGAATTGATATGGAGGGTGTAAGACAAAGTGGTCTTATTGCCCAAGACGTACAGAAAGTGTTGCCCGAAGTTGTTGTCAATAATGTAGACCCTGAGACGAAAGAAGAAACATTATCTGTTGCCTATGGTAACATGGTCGGATTACTTATTGAGGCTGTAAAAGAACTTAACACTAAAGTGGATGACTTACAGAAACAACTAGAGGACAAGTAAATGACACTACAGTCTTCAGGAGCAATTACCCTTGCACAAATCCAAGCAGAGTTTGGAGGATCTAATCCTGCAAGCTTAAGTGAATACTATCGGGGTGGGTCGTATGTGCCGAACACAACTACAAACTCTAGTATTCCTACGTCTGGTACGATTACTATGTCAAACTTTTATTCAGGATCAAATGCAGCACCTGCATGGTCAATGGGTAACTTCTCAAGCCAAAGTAATAAAACACGTAATAGCTACTACTACTCTAACACATTAACAGCTTCATCTACTGGTACTGTTTCAGTATCTGCAGGAGGCACATCATCATATAAAAAATTCAAAGTAAATGGTGGAGGCTTAGTAACCTCAGCAAGTATAGCTAATGGTAATACCTTGCGTATGAGAATACGGGCCAGTGGTTCTTACTCTTCTACAGTAACAGGTACAATAGCTGGTAATGGCAACACCTCTTCGTTCTCCGTAACCACAGGTGGTGCCCCTTCTCCTCCACCGCCTTCTCCACCGCCACCGACTAGTTCTTGTTTAGCAGCAAGTATGCCAATATTTATTCAAGGTGCGTCTGTAGAAGAAACAATTGGTGATCTGGTTGCAGGGGATCAAGTGACCTCCTTTAACTCACCAACCATAATTGATGAAACTAATCCTAATTGGGAATCTTGGTCAGAAGACGATATCTCAGATGGATCTAATGTAGTAACAAGTGTTATTAGAGCAGATGCGTTTCTTGTTGGGCGGTATATTAGAATCAATGGACAGGTAGACTGTACAGAGCCGCATCCACTTCTAGTTCAAAGATCTAATCTTTGGCAGTGGATTAGGGCTAGTGCGTTAGTTGTGGGAGATAATTTGTATGGTATTGACGCTTCAGCAATTCCTATAACTTCTCTTGAAACAATTGACGGTCAATTACAGGTAGTTGATGTCGGTGCAGAAACCGTAGATACTTATTTTGCAGGTAAAATTGACGGTGTGTATATTCTTAACCACAATAAATAATAGTGGAATTTAAATGCAAGTTAGAAATAATGTTACAGAAGAGTGGCATGGTTGGATTAAGGATAACGAGGGCTTAGATAAAACAGAGATGTTTAAAAGGCTTCTCGCTGAAGACTTTAATTTCATGTCAATCAGTAAGGCGTTAAGCTTTGTTCCTACAGTCAATATGGAATGGTTTACTAACCCTGTTGTTGCTACTGGGGAATCAGAACCAATTGTTATTGCAGGAGGCACTAAGATTGAGAATGATAAGATTGAGATGTGGGTTCTTGATGGGTTCTTAAATGAACAAGAGTGCAAGTCATTAATTAAAACCACTAAAAACAACATGAATCCTTCTGGGGTAGACACACCAAATCCCTCTCCTGATATTAGAACAAGCAGAACGAGCTTTTCCGTTGGAGCATCATCTGAATTAGGTAAGAAGTTAGAATGGCGTATATGCCAACTAACTGGATTAGATCCTAGACATGCTGAGACCTTGCAAGGTTGCCATTATGAGATAGGAGAAGAGTATAAAGAACATCCTGATTTCTTCGATCCCTCCACTTCAAATAAAATAGGCAAACTAGGGCAGCGTAGTTACACAGTAATGATATATCTGAACGATGTAGAAGAGGGAGGAGAGACTGTTTTCCCTAAGTGTGGCATTTCATTAACACCTAAACAAGGAACGGTTGTTGTTTGGAACAACTTAAACTCTGACGGCAGTCTTAATCACAACTCTGTACATATGGCAAAACCAGTGCTTAAGGGGGCTAAGACTATTATTACAAAGTGGTTTAGAACTAGCAAAGGGCTGCCTGTTTTCAGTGATATTACGGAACATGCACCTAGATACACCGAAAAAGGTTTTGAGATAACTGCGCTATTTGACACACAATTTAAACGCATTACAGAGATTTACGAAGCCCATAAAAAAGATGAGCAGCCAGAGTCAGTCCCAAGATACCTTACTTCAGTTAACAACAACATACCTTCTACGGTCATGCCCTTCACAGAAGAAGAAGGTATGGAAATATCTGATATGGTTCAATCCCGATTAGAGGAGTGGGCCGGAGTAGAACTAGAACCAACTACCCAATATGGCTTCAGGGACTATAAGAGGGGAGCAGTGCTAAGTATTCATAGGGATAGGGAAAATACACACATTGTCTCCGCTATTATTAATATAGCACAAATTGTTGATGAAGAGTGGTATCTTAATGTTGAGGACTATTATAACCATAAACACGAAATAGCACTACAACCACAGTGTATGGTTTTTTATGAGGGACGTAATTTATTGCATGGCAGAACCCAGCCATTTGAAGGTGATAGCTATGTTAATTTATTTATACACTTTAAAGAAAAGGTGACATAATATTATGCTTTACTGTACGGGTGCTCCTAAATCAGGAACACATTTGCTTTTAAAGGCACTACGTTTGTTTGGAGACGATTGTCTTCAGGCAATCCATAGTCACAAAGACCATAACTTTCCGTGGGATGCTGTTGATAGGCGTGTACATATTATACGAAACCCTCGGAATGTTCTTATAAGTTGGGCTAGATATCAGCATCTGCCCCGAAACGATGAGACAATTATTGGTAGTATGGATTATACCATTCAGCGTATGCGAGGACATTTCGGATGGATAGCAGAAGAACATTGTTTAACTGTCCGATTCGAAGAATTATTAACAGACCCTGGTGTGATTAAAAAAATAGGTGAGTACTTGGATAAACCTCTTATTAAGGGCCATTTTGAAGCACTTTGGGGAGGCACGTCCACGTTTACAAATGACCTAACTGACTGGAGGGACTTCTGGACTGTTGATGTGAAAAAAGCATGGGTTGCAAAAGGTGGGGTTGAGATTGAAAATAAGATGTGCTATTTTAATGGGGATGAAAAAGTTTTAGAGAAAAGTAATGGTTATCAGTATACTGGTGCGCATCATTATCTTTCTAACTTACAAATAAAGGATAAGTGAAATGGAAGGCCCACGCGTTACCCAAAATGGTGATACACGCATTACTGAAGCCAGTACTTTTCGAATTACTGAAGAGTATATACGCGTATGGGCGCTAACCCCTAACTCCGTCAGCCTGGGGGTAACCACAACAAGCCCAGAAGTAGCTTTTGATATAGCTGTTCTATCCGCGACAGCCAATCTAGTTACAAGTAGCACAAGTTCTGCAGTTATGGTTGATGTGGATGTAGATATTGTGTCCGCTACAGTAGCACTGTCAACCACATCTGCTAATACCGTAGTGATTGTTGATATTGATGTTGAAGTCACTTCTATACCTCCTGCACTGGCTCTTGCCTCCTCAGATTCTTCAGTGGTTGTTGAAATAGATGTTGAAATAATAGCAACTTCAGATACATTAGGAATTACCCCCACAACTACAATAATAAGATTTGGGCCGATTCAAGTAACAGAGGGGTATATAATGACAATACCTGTTCTTGATAGAGCTATTACTATTAAGAAGACAGACAGAAATATGGAATATTACACAAAAAGGAAGTCGCTATGATATATGTATGGAAAGAACCCCTGGATCATACAGGAGATCACACATATGAGATAGATTTCACAAAAGAAATGACAGCGTTAAACACGACATTAAATGATGTCACTGTTATCTTGGGAACAGCTGCTATTGCTGCAGGTCTAGAAGTGGATCATATTACCTTGGCAGATCCAGCAGTTAAAGTTTCTTTTAAATTTCGGATTCCTCTCGCTGCTAACCAAGTGTTTACAAAGACAGGCAAACCACTGGGAATGCAGGTAAGATACACTACAGCAAGTGGTGAAATAGACGCTTTTGAAGCAGCGGTGCATATTAAAAACAAATAAACGTGTTGAGTTTTACTATGTTAACACGTTATAGTAAGTTTTTTAATAACTGAGATATAACAACTATGAGCGATGTACTCACCAAAGAGCAATTTATTAGGGTGCTGCCTAAAAAACTAAATCATGCTATTAGCGATTCTGTAATAGATCAGATAAATCAGATCACTGCAGACCCTATTATAAAAGAGAGTTTTAGGGAAAACATTCTTAGTTACACAAATGTAATGAAAGACGGCAAGTTCAAAATACAACAGTATATTGATGCGGTCAGATATGTTAGCCATAAATTGTTTGGGTCATCCAATGTTGAAGCTTATACAAAGACCTTCCCAGATAGATATCAACGATTTTTAAATCAGGCAACGTCCCAAAAAGACATTGCTAGTTATGTGGCGTCTTACAATAAGACTAAGTTGGTCAATCTTATATTTGAGCAGACGCTTGTACCTACCCATATTCTTAATGCGGATATGTATCAGAAAGCGTTGAATGCACAAGCAGAGCTTATGATGACATCCAACAGCGATAAAGTAAGATCTGATGCTGCTAACAGTTTGTTAACTCATCTGAGAATGCCTGAAGCCAATAAGATTGAATTAGACATATCTGTTAAAGAAGATAAGTCCATTACTGAGCTGCGTAACTCCACATTAGAGTTAGTGAAAACTCAAAGAGCTATGATTGTTGATGGAACAATGAATGCAAGAGAAGTAGCACACAGTAAGTTGCTAATAGCTGAAGACGACAGTATTCTAGACGCGGAGTACAATGATGTTAGCAACTGATATCGATAGTACTCTTGAGATTAAAACAGTAGAGCACTACGTCAATGATATTGTTTACGGTGCAGATGAGAAATATATTCCTGGTGATTTTGCCTTAGAATTTATTAACTTTATAAAACTTGTTAACGGCGCCACTGGTGAAGAGAACCTAACGCCTGTGCTACACTTTAGAATGTTGGATCAGATAGCAGGGCAAAAGAAAAACATTGTAAACATGCTTTTCCGGGGAGCAGCTAAAACAACACTATTAGGTGAGTACCTATTCTTATATCTAGGGGTATATGGCGGGCTTCCAGATTTTGGTGATATAGACTTAGCACTATATGTCTCAGATAGTATTGAGAACGGTGTGAAGAATATGCGGAAAAACCTTGAGTTCCGCTATGAGAACAGTGAATTCCTTAAAGAGTACATTCCTTACACACGATTCACAGATGTGCGGTGGGAATTTAGAAACAAATCAGGTAATACCTTTGTAGTTAAGGGATACGGCGCTAAGACAGGTGTTCGTGGATCCAAAGAAATGGGTAAGCGACCTGTATTGGCTATATTAGATGATTTGGTTTCAGATGAAGATGCTCGTTCTGCAACAATTATATCTTCGATTGAAGACACAGTCTACAAAGCTATCGATTATGCGCTACATCCTACAAAATCTAAAGTGATTTGGTCGGGCACACCCTTTAATTCAAAGGATCCTTTGTATAAAGCAGTAGAATCTGGTGCTTGGCACGTAAATGTATACCCGGTGTGTGAGAGATTTCCGTGCTCCGAGGAAGAATTCCGAGGGGCATGGGAAGATCGATTCACTTATACATATGTGAAAGAAAAATATGACAAAGCTTCACGCGCAGGTAAAATTGACACATTTAACCAAGAGCTTATGTTGCGTATTATGTCTGATGAGGATAGACTTATTAGAGACTCAGATATAACTTGGTATGACAGAAAGTCTGTATTAGACTTTAAAGGAAGATTCAATTTTTATATTACTACTGACTTTGCTACTAGTGAGAGAACATCAGCTGACTTTAGCGTTATATCCGTATGGGCATACAACAATGTTGGCGACTGGTTATGGGTTGATGGTATCTGTGAGAAACAACTTATGGATAAAAATGTAGATGACCTATTTAGACTAGCTCAGAAGTACAAGCCACAACAAGTAGCAATAGAGGTAACTGGACAGCAGGGAGGATTTGTCTCTTGGATCCAAAGAGAACAATTAGTCAGAAACCAGTATTTCACTATGGCTTCTGAAAATAATAATGGTAAACCCGGCATTAGGCCAAATACAAATAAAATGGTACGCTTTAATATTATGCTTCCAATGTTCAAACTAAATAAGATATTTTTTCCTGAGCAACGTAAAGATAGCCCAGAAATGGTAGAGTGTATTAACGAACTTTCTCTCGCAGCTAAGGGTGGATTTAAAAGTAAGCACGATGATTTCATTGACACAATTTCAATGTTATCAAGCCTGTCTCCGTGGAAACCCTCTGAGTATGGGGAGATGGTTAGAGGGGATACTTCTGGCCTATGGGAGATGGATGAAGAAGAAGAAGGTAAAAATGATTTGGCTTCTTATATCGTTTAAGGTACTAATTAACAGACAGAAAACACACAGAGGACAAGTTTATGCTACTTTCAGAAATATTTGACCAACTAACTCATGGGGAGCTTTCACAACTATCCATTGGTGGTGCAGCAAACGGGTCGATAGAGCAAAAAGACTATCCGATTGTAATATCCCATATAAATATGGCTTTAACAGAGCTGTATAAAAGGTTTCCAATTAAGATTAGGGAAATCCAAATACAAGAATATGATAGCATAGGAATATACTATTTAGACTCTAAATACTCCACAATCACGGGTACGGCTGCTACGAAGTATCTTATAGATAGTGTTGCATTTCCTTTCCAGGATGATGTGCTTAAGATTACAACTGTTTATGATGAGTTGGGTGTTGAACTCCCATTCAATAATATAAACGAGACTACCTCAATAAACACTCGTGATTATAATTCCTTTGAAGTGTCTAACCCTGATAGTACGAAAGCACTCACTGTAGAGTATAGAGCTAACCATGTAATAATTGACCCCACAGAATTAGATGCAACTACTGTTGATGTAGTATTGCCTCGAAGCTTACTAGAAGCTTTACTCAATTACGTTGCTTTTAGAGCATATGCTGCTAATCCACCTATTGATGGGCAAGACCGCTCTGGCAATTACCTGCAGAAATTTGAAGCAAGCATCGCAAGAATAAGTCTTCTCGATTTAGTAAATGACAGTGAAAAGTTTAACATAAAGTTGGATAATAATGGATGGCCTTAAAAAATCCGCAGACGTCTAATGTAGGCGGCGTACAGATACATGTTGACAGTGCATATGACAACATAAAACTTGTAGCAGATAATATTACAGAGTTACTGGCCTTAGAAACTTATTTCAAAGAGATGAATGGGATCTATTTAGGTACGGCTACAGCTAATCCTACAGTGCGTGGAGATTCGTCAGCACTTCAAAATGGAGATCACTATTACAATACAAGCTCTAAGCTACTCTATAAATATATTAGCGGCTCTTGGGTCTATAACACTGTGTTCTATAATGAAGCAGATCTTAATGCCGCTGTCGGCACAGGCCCATTCAATATATGGCTCGCTTATGCTGATAATATATCAGGAACTGGGATAAGCACCTTACCTTCGGGCAAAGAGTTTATTGGGTTTGCTGGTGGAAAGACTACTTCAACAGTAGATACTAGTGATCCTAGTGTTTTTACATGGACAGATTTTAAAGGCGATACTGGCGCAGCAGGTAGTCAAGGGACTCAAGGGACAACCGGCACTACAGGTAATACTGGCACGACCGGAACTACTGGAACAACAGGTGCAACAGGAGCATTAGTGGTAGAAGCCCCACTTACACCTGGCAATGTAACAGTCAATGTTACTTCATCATATGTATTAGCTTCTTGGAGTCCCCCAGGATATACAGGCCATGATTACACAAAGGTTTACCGAGCATCTTGGGATGGGACAGCCTCTGTTCCATCATCAGGAACATATTTAAAGAGTGCAAGAGGTGACATGGTTGACGGCTCAGTAGCAGCCAACTCATATTACTATTATTGGTTTTCTCATGTAAATGTTAATGGTGTGGAGTCTGGATTACATGCTGCAGGCGGAATACAAGCACAAACACTAGTAGCCTTATCAAGCCAAACTGGGTGGGTTTCCACTGATAATTTAGATTCCACCTTAACAACTAAAATGGGACTAGTTGCAACTACTGCTTCAGCTCTATCTGTTTTAACAGGCAATCATAGTACTGTTAGTTCAAACCTAACTACACTTACCAATAACCATAATGCACTTAATACAAATTACACAACCTTAAATAATGCATATACTGCTACAGCTTTAGTTGTAGGCAATAACGCTGCGGGTTTGGTAATGTCAGTTGATGCTCAGGGAGCACACACTTTTTTCAAAACCAATGTGAATGGGCACATAGCCGGGTTTGGGCTGTCTAATACAGCGGCAGCTTCGACAGCCTCAGATGGCTCAAAACCTTCATCAGCTGTATCCCAATTTGCTGTGTTAGCTGATGAATTCGTTATAGCAAATCCAGCCTCTTCTAGTGTCTCAGCCGCAAATATTCCTTTTCGAATATCTAGTGGAACCACCTATATAAAAGAGGCTTTTATTGAATCATTAACAGCAGCTAAAATATCTGCAGGTACAATAGCTACTCAAAACATCCTTATTGGAAGCAGCAACTTCGATATCAGTGGGGCCAAGTATGGTGCTGGTAAAGGGGCCTTAATTATTAATAATGGTACTCGTGATATTTTAAAGTTGGGTTACTTAAGTAGTTCTCTCGTAGGGCTTGAAATAGTAGATGATGCAGGAGCTACAATATTTAAGTCTGGTACAACTGTCGCTGCACATCTCCAAAACTCTGGCACTACTCCAGCAGACATTGGTTACACAGGTGCCTTAGACGCAAATAAAACCTTAAATACAAACGAACTGACTGATGGGGCCAACTTAGGGGGCACAGCTGCAATCGCAGGTGTGACTGGCGCAGGTGCTCTTGCTGAAATAGATTCAATTACTGTAGCTAATGCTGGAACATATATAGCAAGTGCCGCAATTACAGAAGCAATGATTGGTACACTAAGTGCAGCTAAAATAACTACCGGGACTCTGGCTGCTGGAAGAATAAATGCAGCAAGCCTTGCAGCCGATCTAATAACAGTAGATCACTTAGCAGCAAACTCAATTACACTTGCTAATAATGCGCTTGCGACAGGAGCGGTTGCCACAGCAAAGGTAGCAGATAATGCTATTACTGAAATTAAAACGTCATACACTGCGTCTGCAACACTTCCTACTAGTAAAGCAATGACCCAAACAAACACAATAACTTTTTCTTCTGTTGATGATTTTGACAGCATAGTGTTAATGTATTCTGGGCAAATGACCACAGGAACAGGAAACAAAGAAAAAATAGAGGCCCAGTTTCAAAAAGCGGGAACACAGGTTTCTAGTGGGGAATCAGAAATCAACACAGGAGTTTTAGGGGATATAGATGTAGGGGGGCCTATGGCTTCCATGTCTTTTACTGATGCTTCCCCAGGAACTGGATCTAAGGTATATACTGTAAATGCACGAGTCAGCAGTGCTTCTCCAACTCAAACAGTAGTTATGTATTACAATCACTTTACTGCTATAGGGGTAAAAAAATAATGAGAGCTGTTTTATACAACAAAACAACAGGGCAAGTTACAGGGACGTTGACTACATCGGCCAAGTCTTTTGAAGAGGTGGACTCAACAGAAGACACAAACATAGGGCTTTTTGTAGGTGAGACAGCGGGATATCAAAATTATGTAGATGTTACAAGCAACCCAGTAACTTTAGAAACCAAAGCAACGCTTGGTGCTGATTTTGATGCTATTACACTAACAGCTGCGGGAGATGGGTATATTACTTTAGCTACACTACCTATTCCGTGCACAGTATATGTAGATGGCGTTACAACAGTAGTTAATGATGGTAGTTTTGAGTTTGACGCGGATACAGTTGGAGAATATAAAATTGTCGTAGATGAGCCAACTTTTACAAGAAAAGAATGGATTATAAATGCCAACTAGATTTACAGGAACAAGATCTGAAACAGAAGCCGAACGATACGCCCACAAAAAACATATTGTTTTAGGTTTATCAGCAGCTGAGATAGACTCCTATGTTGACACAAATGTGTCGACACTAGAGGAAGCGAAAACAGTACTTAAATTAATGATTAAATTAATTAAAGCAAACGCGCAGTAATTACATATGGAAATTTTTAGCCTAATACGTGATCTGGGACTCCCAATAGCAAGTGGCTTAGTTATGGGTTATTTCATATTTTTAGTTATGAAGCAATTAATGTCTGGCTTAGTTAGTGAAATACAAACAGTGCAAGCTATCTCTAAAATGCTAATCACACGGGCTAGTATTATGAATAATGATATGATTCGTATAGACGTCAGTATATCTTCTGCGCTAAGATTACCAGTAGACTTAGGTAGAATTGCTAGAGCTGAAAACTTTGTAGAAGATGGCAAGATAGACGCAAGGCGTGATTAATGGATATTGTAAAACTAGTTTCTGAATTTGGCTTCCCGGTTGTCATGGCGGGTGGGTTGGGTTACTTCGTATACTTTGTATGGCAGACTATTACTAATGTGATAGACCCTGCAGTACAGGATATGAAAGTCACTATCATTAGACTTACAGATCAACTTAGGTTATTAGATCAAGATATGATACGCTTACAAGAGAAGCTTAATACTGCTTTGCAAATACAGGAGCAACACAAAGATGATATATAATATGATAAGAGACATTCTTCTGACCATTGTCATACTTGGTGGGATAGCTTATGGTGTAGACGAAGCCTTCGCAGACAAAATGACGCACAAGTTTAAGTCCCCTTCCTTTAGTGGTGTGAACACTTCTAGCCACTATTTGACTATTGAGAACCAAGAGCACACTAGAGTTATGACAATTAAAGAAGAAGTGCAAGCACTGGTAGATGAAATAGCGAGGGACAAAGACAATACAACATTGGCTCGTTTCGTCCGTAATCTAGAAAGCCGTGTTTATGCACAGCTGTCAAGACAAATGGTAGATAACCTTTTTGGGGAAAGCCCAAGTACATCAGGCACCATAGAGCTTGAAGGTAACACCATCTCTTACAGCAGTGATGGTGAATTTATAACATTAACGGTGGTTGACTCAGATGGAACTACGACTGACATTTCTCTGCCTATCGGCTCTTTTACTTTCTAGTTGTGTTGCTTTTGATCAGCTTGATGATACGTACGAACAGAGACACAAAGCAGGCAGTACAGTAAAAGTCGATGAGCTACATTTAAAAGAATTAACTAACGCTCCCGCGCCAACGGTGAGGCCGGTGGTTGCGGTTTATAGCTCCTCATTTACAGACCAAACTGGCCAACGGGCCAGTAACTCACAATTTGCATTGTTTAGCTCTGCAGTCACGCAAGACCCTGGAGCTTTGCTAGTAAGAGCGCTAAAGCACGCCAGTAATGGTAAGTTTTTCAGAGTAGTAGAAAGGGCTGGTCTTGATAATCTTACAAAAGAACGACAATTAATTCGTTCTGCTCGTGAGCAATTTAAAGAAACAACTAACCCATTACAGCCATTACTTTTTGCAGGCGTATTGATAGAGGGAGCAGTTATAGCATATGAAACCAATTTGACTACTGGAGGAATTGGTGCTAGGTATTTAGGTATAGGAAAAAGTGTTGAGTATCGTGAAGACAACGTAACCGTCTCTTTAAGATTGGTATCCGTTGCAACTGGCGAGATCCTAATAGAAGCATTAACCCATAAGACCGTGTTTAGTTATGGTCAATCAGAGGATGTATTTATATTCTTGGAAGCGGGAACTGAATTGCTTGAAATAGAGAATGGTAATTCTCGTAACGAATCAGTAACCGTAAGTTTGATGATGGCAATAGAAGGCGCTGTCCTAGAACTTATCAATATAGGGTACGAAAGGAGCTTCTGGAAACATGATAAAAAAATTAATTAGTGTTATATTCTTATTCACATTGGCTGGTGCCGCATATGCTCAA